CCGGCCCGGTAGGACTCGTCGGAACGACGAGGCCCCTACGATGCTGGGACCGGCCCCTGGGGCCGTCCCACGCAACGCGACCGTAGGTCGCGACTCCTGGGCACATACTCCCTTGTCTTGTATGTGCCCACTGACAGGCATTGCCCTGTCTCACACCGTAGGTGTATACTCCGTGCGTCAACTGTCGCGTGTGCGTTGGCGCGCGCGCGCAACACTCTCTCAGCTACGGAGTCTCCCAATGAAGCGTCAGCGAATGTCCCGAAGGGCTTCCAAGAAGGCCTTCCGGAAAGGCGTGAACCGCCAGCACTCCATGAACCGCATGAATGCGTACTTCATGCGTGGCGGGATCCGCCTCTGATGGGCTGGCGGAAGAAGGTCTTCAGCTGGCTATCCGAACGATTCCGGATCGTTCGTCGATGAACGGGCGTCTCGAAGGGATCGCCCCGACCCTAATGGCCGTGCTCCGCGAGCTTGAAGAGCGGACCGGCCTCCCTCTCAACATCTCGTCCGGGCTGCGTCCCGGAGATCCTGGCGAGCACGCGACCGGCAAGGCGGTCGACCTCGCCGTCTCCAATTCTCGGGACCGGTACCTCGTAGTCTCCCACGCGCTCCAGCTGGGCGTGAACCGCATCGGCGTGTACGACTGGCATGTGCACCTCGGCGTCCACGAGGACTACGCCCCGAACGTCCTGTGGATCGGCACCTCGAGGTGACCTCGTGGCCTGCTACCATCCGGTGGATGTGGCCATTCTCCGCAAGCCGGCTGCTGGCTCGGCGCTCCGTTCGCCCGATACGGTCACCGTCCCATGTGGACACTGTCTCGGGTGTCGTACGGACCAGGCACGTTCCTGGGCCATACGCATCATGCACGAGGCGCAGGTGCGCGAACATGCATGGTTTCTGACTCTCACCTATTCGGACGAGAAGCTACCGGAGAATGGTTCGTTACGTCCTGATGATCTTTCGGCGTTCATTAAGCGCCTGCGCACGAAGTTCCCACCGCGGTCCCTCTCGTTCTACGGATGCGGAGAGTACGGCGAATCTACGGATCGTCCACACTACCATGCGGTGCTGTGCGGTCCTGCTCTTCTGGACCGTGATTACTTCACTCATCGCAGCGGTTCTCCTGTCTGGCTCTCCGAAACTGTGGCGTCTGCTTGGGGCCATGGTCTCCACGAGCTGACGGCAGTCACGTACGGAGCTGCGCAGTACGTTGCCGGATACGTGCGCAAGAAGATCCGCAAGCAGGACAACCCCGACGCGTACCTGCGCGTCAACCCCGTCACCGGCGAACTTCACCAGGTCGAGCAGGAGTTCTCCCGGTGTTCAACCCGGCCCGCGATCGGTCGGCTGTGGATCGAACGTTACTGGAGGGACGTCTATCCACGCGATTACGTCGTCATGGACGGCAAGGAGTTCAAGCCGCCCCGGTACTATGACAAATGGATGGAGGAGAACCAGCCGGAGATCATGGCAGAAGTACGCGAGCAGCGGATCAAAGACGCTCGCGAGATCGGAGATGAGAAACTGATCATGAAAGAGAAAATCCACCGCGCCCGTGTGGCGCTCTATTCCAAGCGAGACAAGATCTGATGAAGACGAACCTGTTCAGCGTGTACGACTCCGCCGCGGCCCGTTTTACGGAGCCGTGGCCCGCCGCTACCGTCGAGCTGGCTCTCCGCCGCTTCCGCCACACGGTCAACGCAGAAGGGAACGACATCGCGATGTTCCCGGAGGACTACACCCTGTTCCATGTCGGTGAGTTCGACCAGGAAACGGGTCTGGTGACCCGGTTCTCCTCCCCGCACTCCCTGGGCGTCGCCGTCACGTTCAAGGATCGCGCCCCTTCCCCCCAGCTGGTGAGCGAAGACGATGCGTAACATGGTCCAGGTCCCCGGAGGGACCTCCCGCAATCAGTACCAGGCGCCGCAGATGCGCCTAGGCCGGTCGCAGTTCGACCTCAGCCACAACCACAAGACCACGTTCGATGTGGGCGAGCTGATCCCCTACTTCGTCCAGGAGGTGGTCCCGGGCGATACGATGACCTGCAAGCTGAACTCGTTCCTGCGGATCTTCTCGCCGCTCGATGCTCCGATCATGGACAACATCGAGGCGTCCATCGAATTCTTCTTCGTGCCGAACCGTCTCGTCTGGACGAACTGGGAAGCGTTCCTGGGTGCCCACGACGCAGCTGGCGCGCAGGATACGGACTACACGATCCCGGTCGTGAACTCCGGCACCGTCTCGGACGCCGGTTCCCTCGCGGCCTACATGGGCATCCCCATCGGCCTCAACGCGGCCAGCGTCGAGTACTCGGCGCTCCCGTTCCGCGCCTACGGTCTGATCTACAACGAGTGGTATCGGGATCAGAACCTGATCGACCCCCTGAACGTCACCACCAGCGACGCAGCTGGGGCCGGCGTCGGCGCGAACCCCCAGAAGTCGGCGAAGAAGCACGACTACTTCACCTCGGCCCTGCCGTACCTGCAGAAGGGTGACGTCCAGTACGTCCCGCTTACCGGCCTGGCCGACGTCGGCGTTGATGCGGCCACCGGCAACGCCCTCAACGTCATCCGGTCTGCGACCGGCACCACGTACGCCCTGGACTCCTCGGGAGCTGCTCTGGCTCTCGGTGGCTCCACCGGATCCGGTCAGACGCTGTACGCGGACCTCTCCACCGTGGCTCAGGGCTTCACGATCAACGCCCTCCGCGAGTCCGCCGCCATCCAGCGCCTCCTGGAGCGCGATGCGCGCGGCGGAACCCGGCACCCGGAGATCATCCGCTCGCACTTCGGCGTGGACGTCCCGGACTACCGGACCCAGCGCCCGGAGTATCTGGGCGGCGGCAAGGGCTGGATCAACGTCTCCCCCGTCGCGCAGACGTCGACGGAAGGCGGCACGGAGAACGTCGGAACCCTGACCGGCATCGGCACCGGCCAGCTCCGCGCCTCCTGGGCGAAGAGCTTCGTCGAGCATGGCTATGTGCTCGGCATCCTGCGGGCGCGCGGAGAAGTCTCCTATCAGCAGGGCCTCGACCGGATGTGGTCCCGGTCCACGAAGTACGACTTCCTGTGGCCGGAGCTGGCGCACCTGGGCGAGCAGTCTATCCTGAACAAAGAGCTGTTCATCCAGAACACCACCGCCGACGATGAGGTGTTCGGGTACCAGGAGCGCTACGCGGACTATCGCTTCCGGAAGTCGCTCATCACCGGGAAGTTCGCGTCCGACGTTTCCGGCTCGCTGGACTACTGGCATCTGTCGGAGGACTTCGCGTCGGCCCCGGCCCTGAATCAGACGTTCATCGAGGACGCGACTCCCATGTCTCGTGTCGTGGCGGTCACCACCGAACCCCACTTCATCATCGACGGGCGTTTCGACCTCAAGGTCGCTCGGGCGCTCCCGGTCCGGCCCGTTCCGACTCTGGCTCCCGCGAGGTTCTAGATGATCGCGATAGCATGGTGGGTCCCCCAGGCTGCTACGGCACTCCTGGGGGCCTTCGGCCAGGAGCGGACCAACCGCACGAACCAGAAGGAGGCCCAGAAGAACCGTGACTTCCAGGCGCGCGAAGCCGTGCTGAACCGCAACTTTCAGGAGCGGATGCGGAACACGGAATGGCAAGCCGCCGTCGAGGACATGCGAGCTGCTGGACTGAACCCCGCCCTGGCGTACTCTCAGGGCGGCGCCAGCTCCCCGGGCGGATCCATGCCCGGTGGCTCTCAGGCGGCCCCGGCCGGGGACTCGGTCGCCTCAGCTCTGGCGCTGGAGCATCAGCGCAAGGGCCTGGACCTCCTGAAGAAGCAGATCGAGAAGACGGAAGCTGAAGCGCGCGGCGCGAAGAACACCGCCGATGTGACTGAGGCCACCCGCCACATGCTGATCAACGTCGAAGGCGACGGGAAGGCATGGCTCCGCCGGAAGCTGGAAGCGGAGATCGAAGGCCTGGAGGCCGGTGTCGGCAACACCCGCGCGCTGACCGAACGTGCAAACAAAGAAGCAAACATCCTCGGCCCGAAGGCGAAGCTGTTCGAAACCATTGAGCAGCTCATGGGCCCCGTGATGGACTTCCTCAAGAACCCTGCGGGCGCGGCCCGCAACCGACTCAGGAACTGATCATGACTCGCATCGAAACCATCCGCGAAGAGAACGGACGCCGCCGCGTCCAGACCCTCAACGACATGGCCTCGGAGACTCAGCAGAACCAGGCCGACCAGGCCGACATCAAGAAGATCCTCCAGCGCTACGCAGCTGCTGGCGTCCCGGTCAACATGGCGAACGTGGACCTCCAGTTCCGCGACGTCACTGAGTTCCAGGACTTCTCCGATCTGATGGAGGCGTCCCGACTCGCGAAGGAGTCCTTCATGCGGCTGCCGTCGAAGGTCCGCGAGGTGTTCGACCACGACGTCTCGAAGTGGCTCGACGCGGCCCACGACCCGGAGAAGCTGGACGAACTGGCTCCGCGCCTGCGCAAGCTCGGAGTCCTCGAGGAGATCGACCCGACCCCTCGCCCGGAGCCCACTCCGGACCCCCCCGCCAGCGACTGATACCTCAAGCTTTAGCTCGAGGTATCGAACGTGAGCCAAAACTGGGGCGCCCTCCGGGGCGCCCCTTCTCTTTACCTCCCCGGAAGGGGAGGCTCTCTGAGGGGAAACCAGGGAAGGGTGTCCCCCCTGTTGGGGCATTTCAGCAGTGAAAGCTGTATGAATCCCCCCCACTCCCCCCCCACCGG